TACAACAATCTTATATAAATGATATTTGGCTTGTAAATATCGAAGTTATTGACGGTCTAGGCGCATTGAAAGACTTGTCTTTTGTATATCCTGATGGAAGTCAGTTTATTGGTAATATATCAATGTTTGATACTATAAAAGGATGTTTGGATAGGACGGGTTCATTAATGACAATTAACTCAAGTATTGATTTGAATTATATCGGTTATGAAGGGACAAATATTTTAAAAGATACCTATATAAATTCTGCCCGTTTCTTGAAAAATGATGGTACAACGATAATGGATTGTAATTCTGTTTTGACTTCTATTTTAAATTTACTATCTGCTGTAATTACGCAAGAAAACGGCCAATGGTGGATTTATAGACCGAATGATTTGAAGTTAAATACTGCAATTATATTTATCGATAATACTACTAACACTACTTTTGTAAAAAACTTAAGTTATGTTTTAGGCTCTCAAATAGACGGGTTTTATCCACATCATTGCGAAGCAAATCAGCAAATTGAAGTAAAAGGGGCAATTAGCGCTTATAGATTGAATTATGAGTATGGTTTTGTTGATGGTATTTTAAAAAATAGTGTTTTACTACATGATTCAAGTTTAAACTATCCCAATTGGACAATTAATGGCCCTAATTTTTCATATCTAATAAATGATCCATTAAGCACGAAAGGTTTTATTCTTAAATCTGATGAATTAATAACAGGATTGCCAGGTAAAATTATTGCAGTTTCAGATGGAGTTTCATTATTAGAAGAAGATAGATTTAATTTAAAAGTTACATTAAAATCAAACGGGACTTGTTTTTTCTTTTTTGTATTGAAAATAGGCTCTTATTATTTCAATTATTCAACAGGATGGACTACTACATTTTCATTTATAAGACTTGCTATTAGAAGCGAAGAAGATTTATTAACTACAAATATAATAACTGATAATTTTGAAATAGAATGTACACCACTGCCTATTGATGGAAATGTTACGGTAACTGTATATGTCCCGCAACACGCAACTGATCCTATTAGTTCTACTTATTCAGAAATAACAAGTATAAATTTAACAAATCCATCTGCTAATAAAGGTAAAGTAGGTGAATTTCACACCGTATCAAGAAAAAACCCTCCGAGTTCAATTACAAAAGAAAATCAAACAGTTTATAATGGTGATGGAAGTAATTCATTAATCGGTTCAATCTATAAATCAGATAAAATAACATTGACTGATTTATGGAAAAGAAAAGATAAATTTGAACAATACCCACTTTTAAGAATATCGGCTGAAGATGATTTACGTATTAAAAGAAATCCTATTAAAATATTTTCAGGCTCTATTTTAGGACAACTCCCATACTTATCTATAATCAGTATAAATAACATTTTAGGCTTATTTATGTTTACTGAATATACTTATGATTTTAGAACTAAGAAAATTAACGCTAAATTGACACAGTTTTATAATGATGAGTTAGGTGATATTGATTATTTAATTACTTATGATTATGGAAATAACACGATTAAGCCAACTATAAAGGGGTAATTTTTATTTAGATTAATTAAAAATAATTTATATCTTTGAAATATGGAATTTACAAACGGAGAAGATAGGATTTTATATGTAAAAGTGCAAGGTTCTTGGCTTCCTGTAGGTTGTTTAATTGGCAATACCTTGTCTGAAAGTGCTGAAATGTTACCAACAACAACAAGGGATAATGACGGTTGGTCAACTTCAAGACCTGTAAATCAATCTTATTCTATTGGTTTTAATGGATTGCAAGTAAATTCAACAGTCGATGGAGGAGATTTTAATGAAGCTAGTTATGACCGTTTAAAGATATTAAAAAGAAATAAAATTCTTTTGGATTGGAAAATACAAGGAATTGTGTTCCCTATTGTAGATTACGGAAAATGCTATATTAATGAACTTTCTGAAACTTCAAACGTAGATGAATTTTTAAGTTTTAGCGGTTCAATGGTTGGTTTTGGTATGCCAAAGACTACAACTTTAGGAGAAACTGTTTTAAACAATGGAGACCCTAATGTTATTTTGACCACGAATCCAGATGATAATTTAATTATAAAAACAAAATAATGGCTATTAATCCAGCAGAAATAACTACAATTAGAACGGGTGAATTAACACCTGCAACGCCTACTTTGTCTAGTATAATAGCGCATGAATTGACTGACGAACTTTTTAAATGTACTGTTCAAGATTTAGTTGATTTATTAAGTTTAAACGTTGGTACTTTGCAATATGAGGTTAAAACTTTATACGTTGACCAGGAATATATTGACACTAATTTTGATGCAACTGGATTAGGCAGATTATTATGTGATGGGTTTGCAATATGCAACGGTAATAATGGCACCGTTCCATTTACGGGATTGGTTGAGGTTGCTTGTGATATGGATGCTTTACAAACTTATTCTATAGGTAATACAGATGGAGCTGTTACTCATACTTTAATAGAAGATGAAATGCCAATTCATAATCATAAGTTTGATGTTCAAAATATAGGCTCGGGCTCTATTGGTAACAAAATTCAAGGAACTAATACAGTGCAATCTCCAACTCAAACAAGTACAACTACAGCCGGCAGTGGTCAACCACATAACAATATGCAACCTTATATTTGTGTTTTAAAAATAATGAAATTATGATAGATCCAAATGCAATTAGTACTATAAGAGTTGAACAATTAGCTTCAGCTCCTTTTAGTTTAACCGATAATATACCGCACGAAGTTTCAGGGGTTTTAAAAAAAGGAACAATTCAATCATTAAGTGATTTTATTGCTTCTGTTTTAGGGACTTCGGAGGCGGTTGGTTATTATCCTTTAGCAGTTGTTGACGGTCAACAATTGCCAGAAGTGCCAGAAAATCCAAGTTTCTTTTTATGTGGAAAAGGTACTTTTTTAAATATTAACGGTTTTGATGATTTAGTTTGTTCAGAGGAATTGAACGTTATAATGTCGCTTTCTGACCATTGGGAAATAGCTGTTCAAATACCGATTGATGTAGACCCTGTGGAGATTGGAATTTCGCAAACAATTAATTCAGGAGTTACTAATTTTGCACCTAGTGAAGATGCTGTTTTCAATGCTTTACATCAATTTTTAAATACAGTCGGGTCGTTTCATTATGCCGATTTAGCAAGTCAAACAACTCCTTTAACGGTTGTTGCAAACGTTCCTTTAAAATTATTGAACGATGCAGAAGGAACGCAAACAAACGTTTCCAATGCTCCTTATGGAGTTAGTGTTGTTTGGGACGAAACAAACAATCAAATTGATTTATCTGCTTTATCAGTTGGGGATTTGGTACATTTAAGAATTGACACTAATTTAACAACAGGAACGGCAAATCAAACATATCGTTTTTATGCAAATATGGCTATTGGTAGCGGTAATGAATGGACACTTGACCTTATGGATTCTCAAAAGAAAACAAGCGGATTAGTTCATTCAAATGCGGAAGTTTCATTTGATATAGCCAACGAAGACACGAGAGATTTCCCTGCTGAGATTTATGTGGTTTCAGACGGGGGAGGAACAATTAAAATAAACGGTTGGTATTTTGAAGTTATTAGAAAAAATATTAATATAGTAAATTTTATTACCGATGAAGCACCTATTGACGGGCTTGTTTACGGTAGAAAAGATGCAGGATGGGAAGAAATAATAAGTGCAAGTGCAACCATAGTAACCAAAACAAAAGCAGAAATAGACACATTAATATCAGGCAATGATTTAGTGCCTTTAACTGTATATGAAATAACAGGAGTTGATACTGCCTTATATGGAGGTAGTACAATCTATTTACAAGCTATCAATGATAACATTTTAGCGACAGATGGTTATGGTAAGTTTTTCAATCCTAAATATAATCAGGCTGTATCAGGCTTTGAAGTTTGGACAAGCGCAGGGACTTACTCTATTGGTGATAAAGTTCATTGGGGAGGTAAGACTTGGGAGAACGTAGCTGGAAATGTTGGGGCTTCAACTGATTTATTTACTTTAGATGCTGAATGGAGTGTTATTGCATTCAATGATACTGACTATAATGTAGCTTATGATTTGATTAAATATGATTATGTTAATGATAATATTGTTTATAGAAATGAACTAAATAGTAATATCGTAAGTACTAATTATGACGAGATTAATTGGAATATCGGTATAAATCCAATTAAGGCTTTTATGTGGGGAAATATTTTTGATTATGCTGTTTCAAAAGGAATAGGGAATCAAATAATAAATAATTCTTACAATGAAAATATTAATTTTAGAGGTTCATTTCAAATATATTTAACTTTTAATAATGGTTCTTATCAACAGAATATAACTTTTGATAATGCTTCATATCAACAATATTTAACTTTTGATCATTCAGGTCAAGATATTTTAACTTTTGATAATGCTTCATATCAACAATATTTAACTTTTGATAATAATTCATATCAACAATATTTAACTTTTGATAATGCTTCATATCAACAATATTTAACTTTTGATCATTCAGGTCAACAGAATATAACTTTTGATAATGCTTCATATCAACAATATTTAACTTTTGATAATAATTCATATCAATATAATTTAACTTTTGATAATAATTCATATCAATCAAGTTTAACTTTTTATAATACTTCAGGTCAATATAATTTAACTTTTGATAATGGTTCATATCAATATAATTTAACTTTTGATAATACTTCAGGTCAATATAATTTAACTTTTGATAATGGTTCTAATCAATCAAATTTAACTTTTTATAATACTTCAGGTCAACATATTTTAACTTTTGATAATGGTTCATATCAATATAATTTAACTTTTGATAATACTTCAGGTCAATATAATTTAACTTTTGATAATGGTTCTAATCAATCAAATTTAACTTTTGATAATGGTTCATCACAATATTATTTAACGGAAATAACAGGTTTACTTCAAAGTAAATTATCATTCAACAACTATCAATTTGGTAGAACATCAGACCCATTAATAGCTAATGAAATAGGATTGATGTTCAAGGGAACATTACCAACTTCTACAACGGCTACTAAAATGATAGTAGCAGAAGATGGACAGTGGAAGGAAATGGATGTTCCAACAACAACAATTGCAGGTTCATTTTCAGCAACAGGAACAGCCACAACAACTTTTACAGTAACAATAGGAACAACCCAAGCGGATGCTTTATATAAAGTAACTGCAACACCTTCAAACGTATTATCAGCCGTTATGTTTTACATAAACAACAAAACAACAACGACTTTTGACGTTGTGTTTGTAACAGGATTAACAGGTGCGGTTGCTTTTGATTGGATTTTAAAACCTTAATAAAATAATAAAATGGCAAATTTAATAGCGGACCACATAAAAGGCGATACTTGGGATGGGTTCAAGTTCAAAATAGAAGATGAAACGGAAATAGACAGTGACGTTTATGAGCCTAGAGATTTATCGGGATGTGAAATTATAGCGCAATTTAGAACCAATCCAAACGGTTCAGTTATATTTGAGTTTAAGACTGATGACGATACTATAACTATTCCAACGCCTGAAAATGGGGAGTTTATTTTGATGCCTAGAATAATTAATGTTTCTGCTATGACGTATGTATTTGATGTGCAAATAACATACCCTAGTGGCGTTGTTGAATCGTTTGACCCAGATTATTTTAAAATCATTCAAGATATTTCAAGATGAGAATAACCGCTACACAAATAGTAAAAAATGTAAATCTAACTACAACGCAAGACGTAATTAGACGAATTATCACGGTTGCGCCATTGGGTGAACGAGGTTTCGGAGTGCCTAGCGGTGGAACGACAGGGCAAGTATTGGCCAAGAAAACAGGCACTAACTATGATACCGAATGGGTTGAACAAACGGGAGGTGGGGGAGGAATTTCAGATGCTCCAAACAATGCCAATGCTTATGTTAGAAGTGGCTTAGCGTGGGTTATTGGCTATACTAAGACTGCTATTGATGCTTTGATTAGCGGTTTCCAAACGGCAGGTCAAGTTCAAGCTATTGCAGACGGTAAGGTTTCAGATACCGCTTATGATGAGGGTACATGGAATGGTGTTACAACTATTGCACCTTCTAAAAATGCGGTTAGGGATAAAATAGAAACTCTCGATAGTTCGGTAATGCATTTAGCAGGAAATGAAACTATTACAGGAGTTAAGACTTTTGGAACGAATATAAAATTATCAGTTCCTTATGATTCTGTTCCTACAATACCAGGAATAACTGCCGATGGTAAATTAGAAGTACTATACACAGGAACACATCCAAATCAAACAGAAATATCTTATGTAAAAGGTGTTACAAGTGCTATTCAAACTCAATTGAACGCAAAACAAGCGACTTTAACTGAAACTATTTTCGGAACGTTTATCAATGGATTGACCGCTAAAAATACGTTAGTAGATGCAGACGAAGTTGTATCAGACGATAGTGCGGACAGTTCTAAAGCTAAAAAAACAAGTTGGCTAAATGTTTGGACAAATTATTTAAAACCTAAAGCCGATGCTCTTTATCAAGCTATTTTAGTTTCAGGCACAAATATCAAAACTATTAATGGTAGTAGTGTTTTGGGTAGTGGCAATTTGACTGTAACTGGTTCAACACCTTCGCAATCTGCTTATACAATATTAGCTAATAATACTGCTTCAAGTGCAGTACCAACTGAGCAAGTTTATAAAGATGTAGCAGAACAGTCTTTATCAGGAACTGGATTTTCAGCAACAGGAGGAACGTTGCCAGGAGGAACGCAAACACATTCTTATAGATGGTCTCAAATTGGAAAATTGGTAACTGTTAGGATAAATCTAAATTTTACAACTACTGGTAGTTGCTCAGGTATTGCAATACCATTTGCTAATTTACCTGATATACCACAAACACCACAACACCCATCTATTTATAATGCAGCTGGAGATATAATAACTTTTGGACCAGGAAGTTTAGGTTTTGGAAAGTTAGTGCCTGCATTTACTCCTGCTAATGGCACATCAGGTATAAGAATAAATTTAGCACTTACAGGTTACGAATTTTTTGTTGGTAGAGGTTCTTCTTCATACAATAACGGATGGATACACGTACAATACTATATATAAAATGAGACACATAAGACAAATTAACACAGTTGGCCAAGAGTACTACGGAATAGTTATAGCTCAAGAGCCATTAGAGAACCATATTTCAATTACAAAATATCTAAATCTATTTGAGATATCAGATGATGAAATACCAGAAAAATATCAGTACTTAAATATGCCTGATTTTGAAGTACCCCAAGAGGTGCAACTATGGAGAATTAGGACTGTATTGAAACTATCACAATTAGAAACTCAGATAGAAACAGCTATGGAACAATTACCCGAACCTGCTAAGACAGGAGCGAAATACATTTGGCAGTTTGGAACGACAGTAGAGAGATCTAGTCAAACGGTGCTCATGCTACAACAGGTGTTAGGAATGACTAATGAGCAGTTAGACGAAATGTTTATACAGGCGGATGCAATTGTAATATAAGCGACTGCATATTTATTAGATGCTGGCTGGAGAGAGCGAAGTCGCTTTTAAATTGAATTATTAATTAAAACTAAAATAAAAATGAAGAATTGGAAAACAACTTTTGCGGGAGTTTTAGCTTCTGCAATCACAATTGCTACTTATATGGGTTGGATTACAACCGATATTGCAGGAGCAGTTACAACCATTGCAATATCGTTGGGATTGATGGTTGCAAGTGATGGAAAAAAAGAAGATTAAAAAAATTATTCCTATCATTAATTTGGTAGGAATATTTTTGTATTTTTGAACAAACAATGCAAAATGAGTGAAATCGAAAAACTACGTTTTGACGTAAATGACCTTAAAAAAGATATGGAAACACTTATCCGTCATGACAAAAAATTCAATGATTCAATTGATAACCTGGAATTGATTATCTCTGACTTGAAATTGACATCTTCTATATTCCGAGAGCAAAACAAAAACATCCCTGAACGTGTAAGATGTTTGGAGGATAAAACAATAGTAAATGAATTGATTAAAACAGCAGGGTGGGTTTTATTAGGAATATTTGTAACGGCAATAGTTCAACAACATTTTTTTGCAACAAAAGAAAATCAAGATTATTCAATTCAAAAAAGTAAATAATGATAACAACTGCACAAGCGATTAAGGATTTTGGAAAACCAAATCAACAAGGGAGTTATTTAACAACAATTGATTTACCCTATCCTATGCGTTTGGCGTGGGATAAAAAAACAACCGTTAAAAAAATGCGGTGTCATAAGTTAGTAGCTTCTAATTTTGTTGGAGTATTTAAAGATATTTTAGATATTTATGGATTAGAAAAAATACAAGAATTAGGAATAGATTTATTTGGAGGTTGTTTTAATTTTCGTGCTATGCGTGGCGGTTCAGACTATTCACGTCATAGTTGGGGCATTGCAATAGATTTAGATCCGGAAAGAAACAAACTTCATGAAACAAAAGCGACTGCAAGATTTGCACGTCCTGAATACAAGCCAATGATTGATGCTTTTTATAGTAATGGGTTTTTATCTTTAGGTGTTGAAAAGAATTACGATTGGATGCACTTCGAGATAAAACCGATATGAAAGAATTGATAATAAGCGTATTACTAGCAATTGCAATAGTAACTTTCGTTTTACTTGTAACAGGTTGTGGAACTCGAAAAATTGAAACAAATAAACAAG